AAACGCTAAAATCCAACCAATGCGGGGGTACACTGGTTGGCCGGGCGCGTCTCCGGATGCGCGGCGCTTTCTATAGCTCGTGTGCGCCGGCTGGGTCCACTGCCCCAGCACTACCGTTCTTGAATGTCAGGGGGCCGTGGGTCCCCCTCACCACGCCAATCTGTGGTACTGGCGCATGGTACTACAATCCATGCGGCCCCCAGAGGCCCGGTTGGGCATGGGGGCAAAAGGCTCCTCGTCGCTTACAGGCCCGCTATGGCGGACCCCAACATTCCGCCAGCCCGCACCGCCGGCGCATAAGCGCCAAACAACGGGGCGAACTGCGTGGCGAGGGCACTCGCTGGCCCAAGCACACGCTTGCGGAAGGTCTGGAGCAGCGCGGCCAGGTGGTTGGGGTTGCAGTCCCACATCTTCCTGCCGCGCATGCTCGCGATGGAGCGCTCGAACTTGACCGGGTCGAAAGGCGACTGGCGCAGCTCGTAGTGCTGCGACGGCGTCTCGAACTGCACATGCCACACGATCGTGAGGTGCATACGACGCGCCTCAGGCGTCTGGATGTCTGCAGCCCAGATTATGTAGTCGCGCTTGTCGTCCAGGTCGAAGGGGGCGATGACGGCCGTCGGGCCGGTGACATCACCCATATCCACGGGCTGGAAGTCGGGCAGCCCTGAGGGTACAATGGGCCCGTGGGCGCCCTTCTCGGCCGTGCCTTGGAAGAACTCGGGGAGCTTCTGGATGGTGTCGGCGACGCTGGTAGCTGCGTCATCGGGCACCCAGTGCATCCAGTCGCGGTCACCCGCGACTTGGACCCCGTAGTTCATGCCACCACGGTACTGGTTGTCGCCGGTGTTGGTGGCCAAGATGTCAGCGGCGGTGACCATGTAGTTCTGGAAGTCAGCGGCCTTGTCCGCGAACTCCGGCGTGGTGAGGTGCTTTACCGCAGACGCGCCCGCAGCGTAGTTGGTGAAGACCGTCACGACGGAGTCAACCTCAATAATGGGGGCGAGGTTGTAGTAGCCGCGTTGGCCGGCGGGCACCGTGTATGTCCAGATGCCGCCGGCGCTGCTCGTCGCGGTGGTCGTCACACGCTTCCACATTCCGCCGCGCCAGACCATGACGTCGAAAGTATACGACGTGCTGGCCGCGAGGCCCTCCACAGTGATTGTGACGTTGCCGCTTGCCGTGGAGGCGTCGACGTACACACCCGAGTAGCCTTGCTTGTTGATGCCCGCGATCTGGTCAGCGGTGGCACCGGACACATGGATCTTCTCGCCGGAGATCCAGGACTGCTTCATCGGGTTGACAGGCAGCCCAGCCTCAAGGAACGTCGCCGGGTTAACCGAGTAGGTGTTGCCGTCAGCAAACATCCACTGGTAACGCGAGGCAGCGACGCTGGCCTTGTAGACCAGGCCCGCGCGACGCGGGTCGCGCGTGGCCACCACGAAGGAGGTCTCGTCCGCTAGTGCTCGAAGGTCGGTCCCCGCGCCTGCTGAGAACGAGAGGTCATCGACATAGTGGAGCTTCGCGACTGCGGAGGGCCGGGCCGACCCGAGAGGGACACGGATGGGATCGAAGTCGAAGGGGCTTGAGAAAGCGGCAACGACTGGGTCGACTTTGGGGCCGGCGGGCTTTGCGGTTCCGGCAGGCTTGGCGGCAGCCTTGCGTGGCGCGGGTTGCCCCTTTGGGGCAGCCTTTGCGGCGGCTGGTTTGGGACCGGCAGGAGCTTTCCCACGTCCTCCGCCCTTGGGGGCGGCAGGTGCGGCGACTTCGCGGACAGTGACAGCAACTGCGGGGGGCGACGGCAACATAGGGAGGTGGCTTGCTCTGGAGTGGCCGTGGTTGCGAGCGGTTTTGTGATTGGAATTTTCACGCAGGCCCCCCGCGGTCAGGGCACTGCATCTATGGGGGCGGCGGTGATAGGCCACAGCAGCTCGTAGCCCTCCTCGTGGAGCCAGTTGCTGTTGTGCCGCGGATCGCCAATCCGGGGGGCCACATCCTTCGCCAGCACCTTGGCCAGCGTTGGTGAGTCCTCCAAGAACGTCCCCAGGGGCGCAATTGCTACGTCCCGTTCCAACCTCTCGAGCTCTCCGGGGCCCAGGCCATAATAAACCCGCAGCTCCTCCCAAGTATCCTCGTCCAGGCACTCCGCACCCCTGCTGGGCACGCGATCGCCCCGTATGACCCTGTCCGTGGGCAAGGCCAATGCTCGAAGCACGGGGACGTGGTTGGCATCGGCATACAAACCGCCCCGCACTCCAGCTATCCACTGCTCGTCGGTCACATTGAGGACCCCAGACAGCCGCCATGCACCCTTGGCTAGCCAGCGACCTATCTTTGGCCCCCAGGAGCGCACGCCCCTGTTGGTAAGATAAAAGCGCCCACTGCAGAAATCGGCCTCGATTGGCGTGTGCGCAAGCACGATCTTCGCATTGAGCCCTAACTGGGCGAAGAACGCTGTGGCATGGCTTTGCGCCTTGATTGCGTAGTCGGGCGGCATGATAGCAATCATGTCGTCTCCCAACACGGCTAACCACACGTCGGTGTCGGCCCTGTAAGGCGTGCCGTCGGCAGCCAGGTCGAAGAGCGTCACGTGCGTGTCCGCCGTGATGTCGGAATTGCCTACCGAAGTGTCCGGGTCCCCGGAAGAGCGTTTCGCCTTGGCCCCGAACCGGACCCCAAGGCGACTGGCGCCACGCATCCTGGGTGCGGTGGTTGCCATCAGCACCTCCTTCGTCGCCCCAGCCATCGTATATTTCCTG